TACTGTTGCCAAGTTGGTGGGCACTAGTTCAGAGACTGTGCGCCAGTGGGTCCGCAAATTGGAGACTACATCATGAGTGAAGACCGCACATACAAGAGCAAATCAGAGGTGCTTACTTACTTGGTTGCCCAGGGTTACATAATTAAGCAGTCTGCATTTTACGAGAAGGCCAAGTATTGGCTTCACCCGGACGCCGGTCGCACATACACACTTCGGGCGGTTGAAAAATTTATTGAAGGTGCTGATCTCAAAAGGGCGGAAGATGAAACAGCATCCGGCAAAGAGGCAGGCAACGCGGCACTAAGGAAGGCTGCGGCCGAAGCAAACGAAAGGGAAGAGCGTGCACGCCTCCTTGAAATGAAAAGGCAACAGATGGAGGGTGAGCTGGTCAAGTGGGTGGACGTGGAATACATGCTTACCGCCCGTGCCGTAAACTTACATGCCGGTCTGAAAAATTTGGTGCGGTCCAGAATTGAAGACTTTGTCCTGGCGGTGGCAGGAGACCTTGACCGCGCCGGTGATGGTATGCGCTTGTGGGAGTCTGCCATTGACGAACTACTAGACCGTTATGCCAGAGAAGGCGAAATAAAAGCGGAGGCCCGCAGTGCAAGCTGAGTTGACACCGCAAAATGAGCTGCCGTTTTGCGCAACACTCACAGAGGGTGAATGCCGGGCATGGCGGAAACCGCCTGATAGCACCGTGAGCCAATGGACGGAAGAGAACCGGCAGGTAACGACTGGACAGTTCACCGGGCCTTGGCGCAATGAGTTAACCCCGTACCTCCCGGAGATCATGGACACCTGGCAACTACCTGAGGTACGGGTGGTCTCTATTATGGCCGTACCTCAAAGCGGGAAAACCCAAGCAATGAATAACTGCTGGGCTTATGGCGCTGCGGTGTTGAACGCCCGATCACTTTGGACATTGCCGGATGAGGACAGCGCAACCGAGACACTAAATGATTTGGGGGAGATAATAAAAGGCTCGGAAGAGCTGGCCCGACTGCTCACCGGCAGCCCGCGCGATATATCAAAAAAAGCAATCAAACTGATTGGCTCCAAGACTTACGCGGCATGGTCAACAAGCCCCAAACGCCTGGCCCGCATCAGTATCGAGCACTTATTCTGCGATGAGAAGGGGAAATGGAGTGGCTACGATCCAACCAGGCCGGAAGCCAGGCCATCCCGTTTGGCCCGGGCCAGACTAACCGCCTATCCATATACCCGCAAAGAGATGAACTGTTCATCACCAACTGTGCCGGGCGATGAAATAAGCAAAGACGTTTTTGAAGATGCTCAAGAGCTTAGAGTGTACCAGGCACGCTGCCCAAACTGTGGCCGCCTGCAGATTGCCCGGCTTAGTCAGTTACGTTGGGATGCGGAAGCGGAAGCGGACCCGGAGCAGGTCAAAGGAGATAACTTGGCCTGGTATGAATGTGAGCATTGCGGGGACCTTTGGAGTCAAGCCAAAATGCGCATGGCCACCCGCACCGGTCGCTATGGAACTTTTACATGGGACAAAGAGACCCACTGGTTTATAACTGCCGCACCTAAGACCAGGCCCATCAGTGTGGGATTTCATTACAGTTCGTTTTATTCTTTCGCCACCCCCTTGGGAGAGATCGCAGCCGCAGCAATCAAAGCCGGTTACCACATGGACCCTAAAACCGGAGAGATGTGCAACCCAGGAAAGAACAAAGACATTGGTGAAGAACACAACTTATTCAATACATTCTTGGCGTTGCCGTATCGTAACGAAGAAGCAGCCAGAGAAGAAACTCGAATACTCATACACTGTGATGCCAGCGCGGAGCAGGGAGCGGTGCCACAGTGGGCCACCCACCTGTGTATGTGTGTAGATATCAGGAAGTTGGGAATTGAATACACCTTGCGGGCCTGGCGCGGTGGGCCAGAAGGCCGCAGTCGTTTGGTGATGGCCGGGTTCTTTGAAAATTTAGGTCTGTTGGAAAAGTTCTTACGTGAAGCCTCTTTTACGGATGGCGACGGCGGCAGCTTTAAAATTGACATAGGCTTGGTTGACTCTGGATATAAGAAAGACGATGTTTATTTATTTTGTTGGAACAACCCCCCCATGAAGCCCAGCAAAGGCTGGGGCGAAGTAGATCAAGACCAGCCTTATAAAAGCACCCGCCGCCCGACATGGGCAAGTGGATTCAAGATAGGGAAGATCCCGCAATATCCGGGCCTGCCTCTTTATCATCTGGACGCGAACCATTACAAAAACCGACTACACCAAAAATTGATGATGGAGGCAGGCCAGCCTGGAAGCTGGGAACTTCACACAAACTTGAGACCGGATAATTCGGACGGCCTTTTGCAGGACTATGCACGCCAGCTATGCGGGGAGCGCCTGGACAAAAGGGGGCTTTGGGTTCCCGTGGGAGGCGGGCGCCATGACTTTTTAGACTGCGAGTACATGCAGATTGGCTGTGCAGACATCCTGGCCCTTAGCAGACTGCGACCGGAACCACCGGCCCCCAAGCCCAAGCCCCCCCAGGTAGACACCAAAAGCAGAACCCGTCAGCGTCCAAGCTGGCGTCAAAGCCCAAGGAGATGACATGAGAACTGTTAGCTTCCCTATAGTAACCGGGTTGGAACATAACTTAAGCGGCGATGATATCAAAAGGCTTTTGGAAAAAGTCACGCGGGGAGAAGACAAGCTGGTGCACAGAGGCCGGGTCATGCACCTTTTAGGCTGCCAAAAGACAAAATGCTACGAACTCATGAACAGCGGGCAGCTTGGGCCGGTATTTAAAGTGGGCGCTTCCCGTAAGGTTTTGGAAAGCAAAGTGACCGGCTACCTGGCAAAAAATATGGTAAGCGCGATCGATTAGCAGACTGCGTCAATAAAATAATGGCATTTTTTTGAGCTTGTGAAAAAAAACTTTCCGTAGCGTCCGTAGCGTCCGTAGCGTCCGCGACAAATAATCATGTCCCCGCTAATCTGAGGGCATGATTATTTTTACACCAGAAAGCACATTGAGAGAGCAACTGGAAGAGGCAAACGCAGCCCTTAGCGCTTGCTTTGCCAGTCAGTCCTACACAATCGGCAAAAGAACCTTCACCCGCGCCGACCTGCCAGAGATCCGCAACACAATTAATGAGCTTGAACGTAAGCTCAACGCAACCACCGGCAGGTCAGGTCCCGCCATCCGCGCTACGCGGCGCACCCCCCGGGGGAGTTGGGTATGACGATGAGATATGGCAAGCTCAACGTTCTGGATCGTGCAATAAGCTATCTGGCCCCCACCTGGGGGCGGAATCGCGCCCAGGCCCGGCTCTCCCTTCATCATTACCAAGGCACAGTCAAACGCACCGGCGCGTCAAACAAGGGTAGTTTGTCGGGCTGGCGTGTACGCATGCTCAGTAAATATCAAGAGGAACACCAGAGAAAAACCCTGACCGAACGGCTTAGGGACCTTGCTGCAAACGATCCCCACGCGGCAAGCATCGTGAACAGTATGGCCTTAAACACCACGGGTTATGGCCTTGTGCCAAAGAGTAGGCCGGATCTTGAGGCCTTGGGTGTTGATCCGGAAGACGAAAACACAGTGGAAAAGGTGGCCAAGTTCTCCCGCCAGGCGGAGCGGCTCTTTAAACGCTGGTCCCGCTTTGCCGATGCCGGCGGACGCATGAGCTTTGGGGCCATGCAACACATGGCCATAACCCGGTTTTATGTGGATGGAGAATATTTCTTTTTACCAGTGATGAAGCCCCGGCCCGGCGCTCCCATATCCCTGGCCCTTCAGGGTGTGGATTCTTTGCGGGTAAAGACCCCCAGTAGCCGCAGCAAAGACCCTAAGGTGCGTGACGGCATCCTGTTGGGAGACGGCCCCGAAGCAGCCGCCTACTTTGTGGCGGACCCCAAAGACGGCAAATTGAGGGAAGCCAGAAACGAATCAGACTTCCGGCTTATCCCGGCCCGCCAGGCTCACAGGCCCGGTATGTTGCATGGCATGTTGCCCACGGAAACTGACCAGGTGCGGGGAATCAGCATCCTTGCCCCGGTTATTGAGATTTTTTTTAACTTATATGACTACTTGGACTATGAACTTCTGGGCGCTATCCTGGCGGCCAGCTTCCCGGTAGCCATTACAAGTCAAGAGGGGCCGGGACACGACCCCAATAACCCGGAAGCTGATCCCTTTGACGAAGTCCGGCCTGGCCAAGTTGTGCACCTGCGCCCTGGTGAGGACATAGCAGTACCCCAAAGCAACCGACCCAGCAACAGCTTTCAGCCATTTACCGAGCGCCTTATAAGGGCGGCAGGCGCGGCCTGCGGTCAGCCCTATGAACGGGTGGCCAAGGACTTCAGCAAAACCAATTACAGCTCCGCCCGAGCCGCATTGCTTGAGGCCTGGAAGGGAGACAGGCTCTATCAAGGCCCATTGGTAGACACCCTTTGCCACCCAACCTGGAACATGGTCCTGGAAGAGTTTTATCTGATTGGCCAACTTGACACCCCAAAAGGCCTGCCCGGTTTCTACGAAGCTTTTGAGGCCTGGTGTAACGTCATTTGGATACCCCCGGCGCGCGGGTCCATAGATCCCAAAAAGACCGAAGAAGCGCGGGCCTTGGCCCTGGCCAACGGCACCGGCACCCGCACCAATTTTGCGGCGGAAGACGGGGAAGACATAGAAGAGCTTACCCGCACTCAGGCCTATGAAGCCCGGTTGCGCAAGGCCCAAGGCCTGCCCAATGAAATCACCGTGAGCAATGGCGGCGACAAGGAGGAAGACAGTGCCGAGTAACGGCAGGGTGCTTGAAATTCTGCAGCAGCCCTGGGCCATCCAGCCCCCGGTTTTGGAGGGTTGGTGCGGCCTGGCGGAAGCCAAACTCAAGGGTGATTCCCCGGCCACAGATCCGGTGGAAGCTGCACTAAAGAAAGACCAGGGGAAAGAGCCGAAGCTTAAGGTGGTGGACGGCATAGCCCTTATTCCTGTTGAGGGATCACTAGTCAAGCGGCATTTCATGTTCAAGTGCGGGTCCAGCTTCCAGGAAATCCGGGAAGCTGTCCAGGCCGCCCTGGATGCCCCATCCGTTCGGGCCATCCTGCTGGTTATCGACAGCCCCGGCGGCACAGTCGACGGCACCTCCGAATGCTCCCATTTTTTAACACAGGCGGGCAAACAAAAGCCTATTTACGCATATGCTGACGGCCTTATGGCGTCTGCCGCTTACTGGCTTGCCTGCTCCGCGCGGATGATTGCCGCCCCCTCCACAGCCACGGTGGGCTCAATCGGCGTGGTGACCGTTCACTACGACCGCAGCCAAGCGGATGAAAAATTTGGAATTAAAAGAACCTTCCTCACTGCCGGCGCTTATAAAGCCGCGGGTAACGATACGGCCCCCTTGACCGAGGGAGACCATGCCTATATCCAGGGCCGCCTGGATCATCTGTACGGCATATTCTTGGAACATGTAGCCCAGGGCCGTGGTGTGAGCCTGAAGGAAGCCCAAGCCATGGCCGATGGAAAAGTTTTTATCGGCAGTCAGGCCCAAGAAGCCGGGCTGGTGGATCGTATCGTTAGCGGCCTAGATGAGTTTATTCAACTAATTAAGGAGGATTTTTTAATGGACCTCAAGACTCTTAAAGCCGAACACCCCGAGGTTTACAACCAGGTGGTGAATGAGGCCAAGGCGGGCATGGTTCCCCAGGCCGATGTGGACCAGGCAACTGCCGCAGCAGTAAAGGCGGAGCAGGAGCGGGTGCTGGGCTTAGCCAAAGCATCCATGGAGCCGAACCAGGCGGAAGCCCTGGAGGCCCTGGCCCAAAGCGGAGCCACTCCGGAACAGGCGGCCGCCTTTAAAAAGGCCTTTGGTGGAGCACCCGCCCAGTCCCAGGACAAGGCTGAAGAGCAGGGAAAAGGGGAAGATGAAGCCAAGGAAAAAATTTTAAACGCCCTCCAAGACGCCGCCCAGGCCCCGCTCTCCCCGGCCAGCGACAAAAGCAGCGACCCGGGCTTTGACGCAATGGTCAAAGACCACATGAGGGAAAACCAAGTAAGCAAGGGCGAAGCTATCCGGGCCGTGGCAAAGGAGCACCCCGAAGCTCACGACGCCTGGCTTATGGCTCAGCAGGGCAAGAAGGGATAAAGCCATGATCGACGGCAACAACAGGACTTTTCAGTTTGGAATGGGCGGCGCCCCCAAGGCCCGCCTGGTCAAGTTCAGCGGCGGCAAGGCGGTGCTCAATACCAAGGCCGATGCGGACCAACCGGTTGGCGTAACCGAGTATGCAGTTTCCGAAAACGAATATGGCGCGGTGAAGCTCATCAACGGCAACGGCACCTTTTTTGTAACCACAGCCGGTGCCCTCGCACAGGGCGCGGACGCATATGCGGCAGATGACGGAAAGGTTTCCTCCCTCCCAACAACCGCCGGGACTTATCGGCGGGTGGGCATCTGCCTGGAGGCCGCTACCGCAGACGGGGACATTATCGAAGTGCTCCCGCTTCCCGATGACCTTCACAGCACCGTCAGCGAATAGCGGCGGGGAATAAGGAGCAGCAAGACAAATGCCCAGACCTACAGGAGAAACTGTTATCCATCGCCCGGACTTGGGCGTTGTTGTGCAGGAGCACCAGACAGACGCCGTTAAATTTGGTTTTATCGGCCTTTCCGTACTCCCCATCCTCCCCGTAGCCCTACAAGCGAGTAGCTTCCCGATAATACCGGCGGAGGCAATGACAAGCATCCCCAACACCAGGCGAGCGGAGCGCGGTCTGTACCACCGGGATGATTGGGAATACAAAGACGACAAGTACGCGACCGACGAACACGGCCTTGTTGAGTTTGTAGACGACAGAGAGCGGGAGCGCATCGAGGGAATCTATAGCGCCATGGACGTGGATGAGATCGCCACCAAACGGGGAGAGCATCGCATTTTGCTTGCCCAGGAAAAGCGCATCGCGGACAAGGTGATGGACACCGGCACTTTTGCCAATGAGGCTGTGGGCACCCCTTGGAGCACCCTGGCCACAGCCACCCCCACCGCCGATATCGCGGACTGCAAAAATGATATCCGTCAGGCCTGCGGCCTTTTACCCAACGCGCTCATTATCGGGTATGACGTGTTTGAAAATTTGACCCGTTGCCAGGACATCACCTCTGAGTTGGTCTACACCGACCCAATGAGCATGAACAGCATTGAGGCCCAGATACAGAAGTTGGCCGCCATATTCAAGCTGCAGTACGTGTTTGTGGGCGGCGCTATCATGAACCAGGCCAACCGGGGCCAGGAATTCAGCCCCAAAGACATATGGCCATCTGACAAGGCCATGCTGGCCACGGTTTCGGGCGGCGGCCCGGATCTGCGGCAGCCTTGCCTAGGGCGGACATTTATGTGGACCGAAGATGGAGACGGAAACCCCACGGTTGAGGTCTACCGGGAAGAGCCCCGCCGTAGCGATGCGTACCGCATCCGCCACGACGTAGACGAAAAATTCATCATGACCGGTTGCGCCAAGATATTAACCGGACTCACCACCTAAAGAAGCGAGGCGGCAATGGCTTTTGAATGTGATTTTTACCTGGATAGCAAGGCGGTTGAGTATGCTCTCTCCCGCCTTAAGGCTATTCCGGGCGCCACCTCAAAGGCGGCGGAGCGGGCCATTAACCGCACACTTAACAAGGCCCACTCCGAATGGGCAAAAGCCATGGCCTCTGAGTACATGGTCACAGGCAAGGAGGCCAAGAAGGTATTAATCCGCAAAAAGGTTAGGGCCTCCGATCTTGACCGGGCAGTGATGAAAGGCGAAAGCGGCGAAACAGTCCTGGAAGGCACGGTTTACAGTCGTCGCCGGCGGATGGAACTAGTCAAATTCACCAGGCAAAAAAAAGCTTGGTCCGAGTACAAACGCAAGCCAAAGGGCGGAGCCACAGTGCAGGTTAAACGGGCTGGGTTTAAGGGTGTTGTCCTAGGCACGTTCATTGGCATTGGCAGCAAAACCGGCAGGCCCCACCTTATGTTGCGTAGGCGCATAGGCGGTAAGCCCGCCCCGCGTGAAGCCCGCATGCTGTTTGGTCCCGATTTGGAGCAAATGGCCAGCCATACCGCCCCGGACATTGAACCCGCGATGAATCGTTTTTTCCGAAAACGCTTTATTCACGAAGTTGTCAACCTGGTGCGCAAGGGCGCCATTGAAAAATACCAGGGAAAGAAAAAGTAATGTTTGACCCCAGCCGAGACAACCAGGTGTTTTTTCGGGATATGGGGGTGGACCTCACCCTGTGGCCTGACACTGAAGACGCCCGGAATATTGAAAAGGGAGGCTTATTGGATAGCGAGTTTTACGAGATGCAGGCCGGCGGACGCATCGGCACCTTTGCTTCTGATCCTAAACTTACCTGCCTGACAGAGAACGTAGCCGGGCTTAAGCAGGGGGATGAAGTGGAGATCCACCCGGCCCCGCACCTTTGCGTGCCCGGCGGCCGTTTTTCCGTTGTTTCAAATCAACCGGACGGCACCGGTTTTAGTCTTGTGGAGCTACACACATGATCCCGCATCGCACCCGCATAAGAACCAAAGTGGCCGAATTGCTTAGCCAATCCGCAGAAGTTGAAGGCCAGATTAAGTGGGCCACCCCTGCGGCTGATCGGATTTACCCCTGCCGGGCTTTGGATCTTGAACCGGAACGGTTGCCGGTTATTTGTGTTTATGACGACAAGGAAGAAATCACCGCCCCTTCAGCCGACTTTCCCCGGCGCATCCTTGAATTAGAAGTGGAATGCCACGCTACTGCAACGGATGAATTGAGCCTGGACCAGAGTCTGGATCTATTGGCCTGGGCGGTGGAAACAGTACTGGCGCACAGCCCCAGGTTGGAAGGCCTGGCAGTGAGCTGCCGGTACACAGGCATGGAAAAGGAACGCAATGGTGAAGGAAACCGGTTTGACGGCTGCGTGCGCCTATCCTTTAGCGTTGACTACCGTGCTGTGCCTGAGGTTGACGAACCGGTGGACTTCCTTTTGTTCTACGGCGATTACCAACCGGCAGGCTACACAAACACGATAGACCGGGTGGCCTTGGAGCCACCGGAGGAATAGGAGATATCATGCTGATCCATGTTATTCCACGGGGCGGCCTGGTGGTTAGAGATCCGGAGACGGCCAAAGCCCTGCCGCCCGACGGGCTCCAAGTTGAACGTTCCCCCTATTGGGTGCGTCGTTTAAACGATGGTGATGTTTTTGTTTCTGACGCGACATCACAGCGGGGCCAAACAAAGAAAGATAAGGAGACGGCCGAATGATCGACTTCAACCAAATTCCGGTCAACTTAAGGACACCCGGCCAGTATGTTGAAATCGACAACAGCATGGCCCTAAACGGCCTGACGGGCATAGACCAGAAACTTTTGATCCTTGGGCAACGTCTCAGCACGGGTGAAACCGCAGCTCAAGAGCTGGTATTGGTATCCAGCAAGGATGATGCGGAGCGCCGGTTTGGGCGTGGCTCAATGTTGGCCGCAATGTGTGGGGCGGCCAAGGCAGTCAACTCATATACCGAGATGTGGGCCGTGGCCCTAGATGACGATGACGCGGCTGTGGCCGCGACCGGCAGTATAACCCTTGGCGGCGCTGTCACGGCATCCGGCACATTGTTTGTTTACATCGCAGGCCAGCGCGTCAAAGTCCTGGCCCAGGCTGCGGCAACACCGGAACAAGTGGCCACTGCCTTGGTTGAGGCCATTAATGCCGACTCCAGCCTGCCTGTCACGTCTGCAGTGGACGGCACCGTAGCAGAAAAAGTTAACATCACCGCGCGGAATAAAGGTGTGGCCGGAAACACCATTGACCTGAGAACCAACTATTATCAGGGAGAAAGCTTACCCAAGGGCCTTACCATCACCATCGAAGCGATGGACGGAGGCACCAGTAACCCGGACATTGCAGACGCCATTGCCGCTCTTGCCGAAGAGCGTTTCGATTACATAGCAATGCCCTGGACCGACACCGCGAACATGAATGCTTTGGATACGGAGTTGGAAGACCGGTGGGGACCCATACGGCAAATCGAGGGCCTTGCCTTTGCTGCCGCTTCCGGAACCCAGGCGGAGCTGCAGACTTTGGGAAACAGCCGTAACAACAAGCTGGTAACCCTGATGGGTGCAGGCCTAAGCCCGGTTCAACCCTGCATCTGGGCTGCCGTTTACGCGGCCGTAGCCGCTTTCAACCTTAACAATGATCCTGCCCGCCCACTCCAGACCCTGAAGCTGGGCGGTATGATGCCGCCCGGGTATGACAAGCGCTTCACCAGGGCGGAACGCAACATGCTTTTGTATGACGGCGTATCAACTTACATGGTTGACGTTGACGGAACCTGCCGCATTGAGCGCGCCATCACCACTTACCAGACCAACGCATACGGGGTGGATGATCCCAGCTACCTGGATATCAACACCCTGGCCACCCTGGCCTATATCCGGGCGCAAGTGCGCACCCGCATAAGCAACCGCTTTGGCCGCCACAAACTGGCCAAGGACGGCACCCCGGTGAGGGCGGGCCAGGCCATTGCCACGCCAGGTTCCATACACGCAGAGCTGGTGGCCCTGTTCAAGGATATGGAATCCGCCGGCATCGTGGAAGATCTTGAACAGTTCAAAACCGATTTGGTTGTTGAGATTGATAACTCTGATCCGAACAGAGTTAACGCACTCCTGCCGCCCAACATTATCAACCAGCTTAGGGTCTTTGCCGGCCAGGTGCAGTTCCGGCTGTAAGGAGAGGATTTTATGGCAACACAAATTACGGGGAAATTTTTTATCCGGGTGAACGGGATCCTCCTGGGGCTCACCGGCGATGCCTCACTAAGCATGGGCGGGGAAAAGAGAGAGCCCGTTGTGCTCAATGACGGCACAGTCAAATACAAATCAACATATGAAGCGGCCACGGTTGAATGCACCGCAGTACATGATAGCTCCATAAGCGTGAAAGACCTTCAGGCAATCAAAGATGCAACCATAAATGTTGAGGCGGACATCGGCACCAGGTGGGTTGTCTCCGGTGCGTTTTGTACTGATGTGCCGAAAGTAAGCAGCTCCGGAGAAGTGGAAATCAAATTTGCCGGTGGCGAAGCCACCGAAGTAGCAGGGAGTTAACAGTGACTGAGAACAAGACAATCACCATCCAGTTGCAAAGCCCCATCCTTGTGGGAACAGAGGAAAAAAGCGAAATCACGCTTACCGAGCCCAAGGCCAAGGACTTTAAGCTGTTTGAGAATTTCCGCCCCGGTGCTGACGGCAACAACCTGGCAGTGGGGAGCATGATAGAAGTCGCCATGTTGGCAGCCGGGAAACTGGGGAACATCACCCCTGGCGAAGCCCAGGATATTAGCGCCAGGGACTGCATAACCATTTTCGAGAAAATCTCTGATTTTTTATTCCAGGAGACGAAGACTTAGACCATGCCCTGGCCACCCTGGCCTATGTCTTCGGTTGGCCTCCCAGTGAGCTGATGGAACTGACCAGAACCGAAATTGATAACTGGCTGGGCCGCGCTGAGTGGGCCGCCAAGAAGTTAAACCCGAGGTAAAAGCATGCAAGAGATTCCCGGCGCAAAAATGGTTTTTAAAGTTGTGGACCGGACGGGCGCTCCCCTTAAGCGGATGCGGCGGCGGTTTAATTTGCTTTCAAAAAGCGCTCATAGAGCGATGAAAAACAGCGCCAAATCTTACATGAAAGTCGGTGGGGTCATTGCCGGCACAGTTGCAGCCGTGGCCGGCGCGGCGCTTCGGATCCGAGGCCAGACTGATGACGCCCTGGGAGATTTGGCCAGTGTGGGTATTAAAAAACTAGGCCTTCTGCAAAAAGCGGCTTACGGGTTCACCGGCCAATGGTCGCGGGTTAACAGGGTCCAGTTCCTTACCGCAGCCTATGACATAAAAAGCGGCATTAGCTCTCTTAGTGATGAGGGAGTGGCCAAAATGACCAAGCTTGCTGCAATGACCGGCATTGCCACCAAAGGCACCACCCAAGAAATGACGGCGCTTTTCGCTCAAGCTTACAACATCTACCGCACCCAATTTGGTAGTGACATCGAGTTCGGAGAGAAATTCAGCGCCGGTTTATCTGCCGCCGTTAAGAACTTTCGTACAGACGGCAAGGAAATGTCAGATGCCATTGCCAATATACAAGGCATAGCTTCGGGCATGGGTGTCGGTTTAGCCGAGCAGCTCACTGTATTGGGCACTTTGCGTAATACGTTTAAAAGCGGCGCGGAAGCGGGCACAGCTTATAAGTCCATGATGACCCGACTTATTGAAGCTGGCGGAAAGCTGGGCACTAAGTTTACCGATGTTAACGGCAAGGCTCTGCCTATGGCCGATATCATTACCAAGATTGAGAAAGCCCAGGCCAAGGCGGTTGCTGCCAACCAGGGAGCCAAATTTCAGTCTCAACTTAAGGCCGCCTTTGGAGACGAAGGCATCAAGGTTCTGTCCGCCTTCATGGGTAAATCCAAAAATCTCAGAGAAAGCCAAAAGAAAATCGCAGCCGCCATGGGCAAGGGCTCCAAGTACACCAAGGCCATGGCCAAGACCAGAGAAACCGGCGTGGGGCGCATGTGGGAACGCATGGCCAACAACGCAAGCAACCTGGCAGATGCCCTGGGCGGTGCGCTGGCTCCGGCCTTCTTTCGAGTGGGACAGATGGTCAATCGCACTATGGGTGCGGTTACGAAATGGATGGACGCACACCCCCGGCTTACCCGGTTAATCACCATCACGGCGGGAGTCTTGGGCGGGCTGTTGACGGTTATTGGCGCCGTGAAATTTGGCATGTTGGCCTTAAACCTGGTGATGAAGGCAAATCCCTTTTCCTGGGTTGTCTTAGGCGTCGTAGCTGCAGTGGCAGCCATAGCCGCCCTTATAATTTACTGGGATGAAATTAAAG